TTAGGTACAAAGAAGAATAATTTACCGATTGGCATGTTCATCGCTTGTACTGATACGATATCGTTAGCCAATAATTTAGAGAATACTCTTCTCACAATTGGGAAAACTACAGTTTCGAAAGAACCTGATGAGTCTGCAGAAGTTGATTCATTCAACAAAGCAGATGCTTGGTTTTCATACAATTGAGCGATGTTCTCTTTTACGTGACCTTTTAAACCTTCTAAGAAACCTAATTTGTTCCATTTAGAAATTGTTTTAGATCTGATTTGTTTTAGGTGTTCTAGTCCGATATTTCCGACTTCACCTGAGTTTAACAAATGTCCCATTTTAATTTTAATTTTAATTTTGTTATTTTATTATTTTTATGAGATTCTTCTCATTAAATCTTTAATCGCAGTAATTTGTGGATCTACATATGCAGTAGACTCATTCAAATTAGTAGATTTTGAAGATTGGATTGTTTTATTAACTTTAGTTTCTACTGACTCATTAATAGGGGATTTAGAATCTAATTCCGTTTTAATAGTTTTGTAGATGTTTTTAGATTCTTTAATTGACTCAGCGTTATCAAATCTCTTAAGAATTTCCATTTTTTCTTTCTTAGTAGTTGAATGCTCAGTAAATAATCTATTAACATAAGCCAAGTTAGTGTTAAACAACGCAACTTCGTTTAGTTTTTCTTTGAATACATTGAGTGCTTTCTTATACTCTTCGTTTTTAGATTTTAACTCTTTGTATTCTCTCATTATTTTGGATTCGGAAACTGTGTTTGTTTTCGGTTCTCTACTTACAATAGGTTTACGAGTTGTTCTAGATTCTCTCGCCGCTAATCTAGCACCGTGATATCTTTGTTTACCGTTAGTTCTTGAATGTCTTTGTAATTTATCCTCTTCGATGTAAGCACCTTCTTCAAAATCTTCAATTGGTCTTCTTCCAGCATGTCTTCCTTCTGGGGTATCTCTAACCCATTTAGATGCATCGTCCCAATTATTGATTTCAAATTCGTCTGTCTCATCTGAAGGTCCATCTAATTCAATTTCGTATACGATTTGATCTTCGTTTTCGTACATACCTGAACCACATTCAGAACAGTACTTACCTTCTTCATCTTCGTACATTGCACCTGAACCACATTCAGAACATTGTTCACCTTCTTTCATAGAATCCCATCCTTCTTCCATAGATTCCTTAATGTAATACTCTGCTCCCGTACCGTTATCTTTAAGATGAATACCACCTTGATCTTTAACCACCTCTACTTCGTCATTGTCAGAAAGTTTTTTAAATACTTTAACAACCTCTTCATCAGAAGCAGTTGTTAAGTCTAAAATTTCTTCGTCATCTTCCGCACCCATAGCAGGTAATTCTAAACCTAAACCTATCTCATCATCATCTTCTTCATCGTCATCATATCCCTCTCCAGCATCTAAGTCTAGATCAGTGTCTAAGTCCAAATCAATTTTTGGTTGGTTATTAGGTTCATCATCAGATTCATCACTACCAAATTGTAGTTCGTCATCATCAGCGTTTTCTTCATCGTCAAGATCTAACTTAACGTCTTCTTCATCATCGGATCCTTTAGTTTCTACATCGTCAACACTAATCTCATCATCATCTTCTTCTGAGATTGGTTCTTCTTTCTTTTCATCTTTATTTTTTAAAGATGACTCAACAATGCTTTCAATTTCTTTCGACATATGTGCCGCAAGTATTTCTTTCGTGTTGGCTTTTAAGGCATCCTCTAAAGACTTTGCTTCTAGTAAAGCCTCTTCGATGATTGATTTCTTTTTTTCAGCCATTTTTCTTTTTTTTATTTGTTTTTATTTATTATTAAACAACGCAAAATAATTTGCATTTCTTAATAAATATGCAATACTTTTAAAAAGTGTTATTTTTTTATTAATCTAGTAAAAAATTATTTAAAGAGTCTTTTAAAAGATTATCTTCATTTTTAATTTTAGATTCTGACATTTGTTGTTCTCTAGAAGGTTCTTCACTATAAATCCAAGAACCTGGTGTTGATGGTGATGTAACAATATCCCAACAAATTAATTCGAAGTCATCTTGTACAATATTTTTACCACCTTCTTTTTCTAAAGAACCTACACCTCTAGATGATACACCAATCTTTAAACCTTTTCTAATGTAATTGGCAACTCTATCACCTTCACAAGAAATAATACCCTGATTAACAAATCCTGGTGACATTATAATTTCTAATTTACCCATAAGTACATTACCTTCCCACCATAAGTCTACGATGTTATGGGAAATTCTACTTACTGCAACTATTGATGATTCTGGGTGATCTGCCTCACCTAAGGCTCTTTTCTCTTTGATTAGTTTTAAATAGTTCTCAGACTCTCTCCTTAAGATTGCCTCAGGGTAAACTCTACCGTTTCTATTTTCAACACCATACTTTTGCAATACGGCATAAACAACCAAAGGTTCTTCTATAATAGGTTGACCTTTGGTTAAGTTTGACATCTCATTTACAAAATGTCTGTTATCTTTTGGAGAAATGTATCCTGCGTCATACTCGACTAGAATACCTTTTTTATTTATTTCGTTTTTTGTAAGAATTTCCATAACAGTGTTATACTTTTATTATAAATATACCACTGAGTTAAAAAATTACTTTTTAGATTTATGGAAAGTAAAAACCGAATTATTTTCTAGACATTCATTTACCACATCGTAGATAATTTTTTTACTGTTTTCTACGATATTATTTTTATTAATGGGTAAATATTTTTTTTGATATAATGTTATCTCACAAGACATAAAACTTCTTTTATTGATGTTTAATCCTGAAGTCCTCATATCCAAATCAACTATGTATTTATTTTCGTGAAATAATTCTTTGTTGATTGTATCATTTATTTTTTGTTTTATTTTTTTTCTTACATTACTTAAGAAAAATTCGTAGTTAAAATTTTCATAATCTTCTTTTAACTCTCCCCACGCACATAAGTTTAAATATAAACTTTTCGATTCTTTATTATTTACGGTGCCGATTTTTGTTTTATAGTTTCCTAATAAATCTAATTTGATTTCTTTTCCTAATTTCATTCATAAAATTTTTCATTTTTTGTTATTTTAAAGTTTTTATAATTATACTATTAAAATAGTTGTTAGTCAAATTATATAAATAAAAAACCCCTCTTTTGGAGGGGTTCATTTTTAATCTATCGATTCTTTTAAATTGTAAATTTTACCTATCTGTGAATTGAAATTTTCGTAATCAAAGTTAGTATTTAATAATTTATCTTTTACTTTTAATAACTTATCTTTTATTTCAATATCTGATGACTCATTTAATTTTTTATCTATATTGTCGATACATTCTCTTTTCACAGATTCAAACAAAGATTTTTTATCATCTTTATTACCATTTAAAACTGTTTTAATAATTTCTCTTTCAGTTTCATTTATTTCAGAATATTTTGAGTTGAATTTAGAAACTAAAATATTGGCAAACATACTAGGTGGTAACCCTATTGATTCTGATACTACTGTTTCTTCTACATCTTTTTCTAACATTCTTTTAGTAATGTTATTAATAGATTCCTGTATTTTATCTATGTTTGTTGCGTTTTTTTCGGTTTTAATTAAAAAATCGATATCGTTATAGAACGATTGATTTTCTTTAACTAAAGTTACACCTTTAAGTAATTTAGAAAAATACTCATTACCACTATAGATATGTTTTTTATTTAATGATTTTAATAAACCTATATTTTCTTTAATATATTCTTTAGCCTCAGAAGAATCATCAAACTTTCTGTTTTGTAAATTACTATATAATAAATATTGTTCCTTTAATGTTTTGTTTTCACCGATAGTTTTTAAAAACTTATTAAACAATTTTTTACCCTTATCGTCATTACTAATGATGGACTCAATCATCAATTGTTTAAAAGTGTCCTTTATATTACCAAAATTTTTCATGTGTTAGTTTTATATAATAAATATTAAACTTTTATAAAAAAACTTATTT